AGCGGCGTGCTCGCGTTGGCTATACCGGCAATAACGAGTTCTGGAACTCTACGGCCTACACCATGCGCACCCGCTCTGGCGCTATGGTAGGGAAAGAGAACGCCATGACGGTGGCCACCGTGTACGCTTGCGTCCGTGCTATCTCGCAGACGCTGGGCTACATGAATCTGAACGTGCTCGAGCGTATCGACACCGGCCGCCGGTTGGCGTACAATCACCCGGCCCACCAGCTGTGCGCGGTACGGCCAAACGACTACCAGACGCCGTACGAGTTCTGGGAGAGCATCACCGCGATGGCCATGGTGTACGGCCGCGCCTTCGCGCACATCAAGCGCAACACCTTCGACGGACGGCCGACCGACCTCCACATCCTGCACACGAACGACTGCACGCTGATGAACATGAACGGCATGCTGTTCGTGCGTCACGCGGAGCTGGGAGACCTTCGCTACGAGGACGTGCTGGCTGTCAGCTGCCTCAACGGGAAGTCACCCATCGAGCTGCACCAGGAGAACATCGGCATCGCCAAGGCGGCCGAGAACTACGGCGCCGACTTCTTTGGTTCCGACGGCTCCATGCTCGGCATCCTGTCGACCGACAACCCCATCAAGAACGAACAGATGGATGCGGTGCGGCGGTCGTGGCAAACTGGCGGCATCGGCGTCAAGGTGCTGCCGTTTGGATTTAAGTACCAGCAAATCTCACTGCCTCCCGAGCAGGCGCAATTTCTACAGACCCGGCGCTACAGCGACGAGACCATCTGCACGATCATGGGCGTCCCGCCGTATATCGTAGGAGTTGCCACGCAGACGACCTTCAGCAATACCGAAGAGCAAGGCCGCAACTTCGCACGGCACACCGTCGTGCCATGGGCCACGCGCATCGAGCAGGAGGTCAACCTCAAGCTCATCCCCGAGTTTGAGCGGGAGGACTACTTTGCCAAGTTCAACATGCAGGACCTGCTGCGTGGGGACACGAAAGCGCGCAGCGACTACTACCACCAAATGCTCACCGACGGGGTGTTCACCATCAACGAGGTGCGCACGATGGAGGACTACAACACCATCGGTGCCAAGGGCGACATCCACCTGGTGCAGGTCAACCAGCTCGACTTGAGCAGCATGTCGGACTACAGCACGAAAATCAGCAGCGATGCCGTATAAGAAAAAAACGGAGAAAGCCCCAGCAGCTGCTGTAACTGCGGAAGCACCGAACTGCTCCTGCGGCAATCCTCTGTACCAGCACTGCAACGTGGGCGAAATTTTTACGTCCAACGGCTCGGACAAGAACACGTACCACAGCTACGGCAGGGCGTACGACTTCATCTTCGCCGAGCAGATAATGCGCAAGAATAGGGCTCTGAAGGTTTTGGAAATTGGCATCTTCCAAGGCGCCAGCATCCATTCCCTCGCCGGGCTTCCATACATCAATCGAGTGGTCGGCATTGACAACAACGCCGCAAACATGGAGCTGCGTTTTGCCCTAAATCAGGACAACGTCAGAATCTATAAGGGCGCGGAGTACAACGCTTACACGGAGGACGCCATCGCTTTGATTCTTAAGAATGAAGGGCAGTTTGATGTCATCATCGACGACGGCCCGCACACCTGGGAGTCGCAGGTTTGGTTCCTTAAAAATTACGGCGCCCTGCTGACCGACGGCGGTGTCCTCGTGTGTGAGGACATCTACGAGCGGCACGCCGACCGCCTTGCCATAATGAAGCGCGAGCTGGACCTGTACGTGTTGGACTTGCGTCTGAACACCAACGTGCACGGCAACGAAATCATGGCTCTCAAGTACAACGACAAAAGCTGAAGAGATGCAAGAGAACAATAACGACCGCGAGCAAGAGCTGCGGAACATCTACGGCCCGAACGTCGAGGTGCGTACTATGGAGGTGCGGGCTTCAGAGGATATGATCATCAGCGGCTACGCCTCCGTCTTCGGGGACAGCTACGACCTGGGCTACTTCCAGGAGCGTGTAGCTCCCGGCGCCTTCGACGGGCGCACCGAGGACGACGTCCGGCTGCTCATCAACCACGCCGGCGTCCCGCTGGCGCGGACCACGAACGGCACCCTCGAGCTGACCATCGACGCGCGCGGCCTGCACTACCGTGCTATGCTTGCCGACACCAGCGAAGGGCGCGACCTGTACAAGCTCATCAAGCGCGGCGACATCACGCAGTCGAGCTTCGCCTTCACTATCGATGAGGACGAGTGGAGCAAAGACCGCAGCATGCGGACCATCACCCGCGTAGGCCAGCTGTACGACGTCAGCCCGGTGACGTACCCGGCCTCACCCACCACCACCGTCGCCGCACGCATGGCGGCACGCGGCGTCAACTCCCTGCCGACGGAAGTCGAGGAGCGCGACGAGAAGACCGAAGACCTGCTCGACGACATCATCGAATCGCTCGACGACATCAAGGCGATGATTGACGACTACACCGAGGAGGTCTCCGAAGACATGCCTAACGACATGCCCAACGACATGCCGGACGACAGCCCGGATGACGACCTCGAGGAAAACCAAAGCCGACATATCAATATCTCGGCAAATACTACCTTTGACCTGAAACCCTTTACCCTTCCATACATGAACCTCAACGACATGAAGGCGCTGCGCGCCTCCAAGCTGAACCAGCTGAAGAGCTTGACCGAATCGGCCGAGCTGATGCAGCGGTCATTCAACGAAACCGAAGAGACGGCCGTAGACAACCTGCACACCGAAATCGAGGCTCTCGACGCGAAAATTGAGCGCGCCGAGAAGACCGAGGCGCAGGTATTGCGTGCTGCCTTCTCTGCTGCAACCCCGCAGCCGGAGGTGCTCGAGCAGGAGAAAATCCAGCAGCGCTACTCCATCAGCAAGCTCGTCCGCGAATCGATGACCGGCCGCTTGACCGGCCTCGAGGCGGAGATGAGCCAGCAGGCAGCGTCCGACCTGAAGAACGCAGGCGTAGGCGTCCGCGGCTTGGCCCAGATCCCGGGCTTCATCCTCCGGAACACGTCGACCATCGGCGGCACGAACGTCCCCGGACAGTCCAACACGAACGTCCTCGAGGCGCTCGTCCCCACCCCTATCCTCGAGCAGGCAGGCGCCAACGTCCTGCGCGGCCTCGCTGGAAACATCAACCTGCCATCCCTCAACGACGGCACGGACATCATCAACGAAACGGCTTCGGCAACGGGTGCAGCAGCTATCGCAGCGCGCCAGCTCTCTCCGCAGCGTGTGGCTTCGCGTATCGACATCACCAACGAGTTGCTCGCAGCTATGAACCAAAGCATCGACGCTACGGTTCAGCGCCAATTCGCACGGGCATCTGCTGCGCAGGTGGACGAGATGTTCCTGACCAAGGTCATCGCCGCTGCTGCTTCTACGTTCGTGAAGCGTAACGAAACGGCAGCCGCTAACGTCGCGGGCTTGACCTCGCAGGTGGCATCGGGCCTCATCGGAGCCCTCGGCAACGCCAACGCCTTGACGAACAGCACGGCGTTCATCACGTCGCACGGCTTGCTCGCTACGGCACGCTACACCCCGACGGTTTCCGGTGGCGCTATCCCCATCATGCAGGACAACGCCATCTTTGGCTACCAGGCATACGGCACGTCGCTCGCAGCTGCTGGCCTCATCACGGACGCGTCGTACGACATCTACTCCGAGGTGTACGCCAACACCACGGCATCGACGACTATCAGCAACGAAGCCGACCTCGTTCCGATTGTTATCGCGAACATGGAGAACTGCTACGTGGCATACTGGGGCGGCGGAGCAGCCGACCTCGTTATCGACCCGTACACCTTGGCTGCGACGGGCATCACCCGCCTCATCCTCAACATGTACGCCGACGCCGACTTCGCACACACGGGCGACGTCCGGTTCACGGTGGGCGCGTAATCCTTGCAGAGCTGACACCATAGAGAAGGCCCGGGGCACTCCCCCGGGCTTTCTTACTTTTGACCTATGACTATGCGACACAGCCGCGCGGCGGAACCTACCGACACCAACTTCATCAGCCTCACCAACCTCAAGAACTATCTTCGGGTGGACGGCAACGATGACGACACGACGCTCGGCTTCCTGCTCACCTCAGCGCGCCAGGCGTGCGAGGAATACACGGGCCGCCTGTTCGGTTCGGGCACGGTGACGTTCTACATGGACTCCTTTGAGGACAACCAGTTCCCGGCCGGACCGGTCACGGCCATCTCGTCGGTGCAGTTCTACGACGTGGACAACGTCCTGCAGACACTGTCGACCGCACGCTGGTATGCCGACCTCGTGGGATCGCCCCAGCGCATCGCCTTCGACGCGCCTCCGGCCGTATTCCTTGAGCGCTACAACCAAGTCATCATCAACACGACGGCAGGGCACAGCACCGTGCCCGGCCCTATCCTGCAGGCTATGCGCCTGCTGTGCGGTCACTACTACGAGAACCGGCAACAGGTCATCACTGGCACCATCGCGACCGAGTTACCCATGGGCGTGCAGGCACTGCTGTCCACCTACCGCGTCTACGCATGAGAATCGGCAAGATGGACCGGCGCATCGTCATCGAGCAGCCGACGGTGACCAAAGACGACTGGAACTACGACGTGGTCACGTGGACGACGCTGGCGACCGTATGGGCCGAGAAGCTCGATCGTGGCTCTGGCGAGGTGGTGGAGGTGGACCGCCAGACGGCCCTCACCCGTACGCAGTGGACCATGCGCTACCGTTCGACGGTGAACTCCACCATGCGCATCCTGTACAACAGCCAGTACTACTATATCGTAGGCGTGGAGGAGATTGGGCGCCGCGAAGGTCTGCGCGTCTTTACCGAGCTTCGGAACTGATGGCGGGCTTCAACGTGCGCGTGGATGCGGCCAGCATCAAAGCCATCGAGCAGGCGCTCAAGGAGCTGCCGCTGGAGCTGAAGAGCGGCGCCGTAGCTACGGCCCAAGTGAATGCGGCCTCCGTCATGCGCAACGAGGCCAAACGCCTCGGCAAGCAGCTCGGCGGCTCCGGCTCGTGGTCGAAGTCGCAGCACGTCGTGCGCGGTAACGTCAAGCGCTACTCACCCTATGTGGTGCTGAAGACGGCCAACAAGCGTTTCAGCGTGAGGCCCGTCAGCACGTTCATGGATTCTGCATCGCCTACCACCTTCGCGCCAGTTAAGTACAACCACCTCATCCAAAAGGGAAGCAAGCCCGAAGTCCGCACGGGCGGTATTGGCAAGGCGAGACGTGGCGGAATCATAGGCACGCGGAGCACAGGAAAAGGCGGCTTTATGGTGCGGAATGCAGAAACGGGATACATCCACCGCATCAAGCAGATTAAGCACCCAGGCTTTGCCGGTCACAACATCTATCAAGAGGTGCTGGACAACAAGGGCGACATGGCGGTGGAGCGTTTCAACCGGGACGCCATCAAAATCATAGACCGCTACAAGCGCAAAAAAGGCTTCGCATGATTAACCTCGTCATCGACATCCTCAAGGCAGACGCCAACGTCACGGCCATCACCACCGCCGACCGCATCTACCCGCTGTCTCGGCTCGAAGGTGGGACTATCCCGGCCATCGTGGTGCAGCAAATCAGCACCGATCCTGCCGACACGCACGACAGCACCAGCACGATGGACACCAACACCGTGCAGGTGACTATCATCGAAGACAAGCCCAAAGACGCCAACGCCTTGGCGGTGCTGGTACGTGCCGCGCTGGACGGCTACGGCGGCAACACCATCGCAGAAATCCGGCTGACCAACCAGGCTACCGACGTCTTCGAGGCCATCGACCTCTTTACCCTGACGCAGACGTATGACGTGCGCGTCGTCCGCGACAACGTCACCGTCCCGTCCGCCCTTGCCGACCTCGGCGAGCTGTACCTCGACGACATCTACGACGTAGACGCCACCAGCCCGGCGCGCTACAGCCGCCTGGAATACAACGCCAGCACGTCGGTATGGGAGAGCACCCTCGACCTGAACATCTATGGGGCGATATACACCAACCCGCGCCTCATCACCCTGACCAACGGCACCACCTTCACAGTGGCCAGCGACGACCACCTCATCTTTTGCAACTACGCGAGCGGCTCCGGCTCAGCTTCGTCCACCCTGCGCCTACCGGAAGTAGCTAACAGCGACGGGCGTGAGGTGCGTATCAAGACCGGCAGCCACCTGTCGAACCAGCGGACACTGACCCTACGACCAGCAGCTGCAGACACTACGGTGACTATTGACGGTGACGCATCGGCATCGATGGACCGCCACTACGACGGCATCACCGTCCACTGCATCGACGGACAGTGGTACATCACCCAACGCAAGAGCAAATGAAAATTGCCGTACACTTTCCGGTCTACAAGCGCCCCCGTATCCGCAACATCGCCATGGACGCACTCGACCGCGTACGCGGCCAGTTCCTGGAGCATGGCATCGAGATGGAAGTATGCGTCATCGGCGACGACGCCGGTCTTGCGGCGGTATGCAAGAAGCGCAACTACATCCACTACGAGGTAGGCAACCACCCCGTCGGGCGCAAGTTCGAGATGGGCTTGCGTTACATGCTCCGGCATATGCAATTCGACTACCTGATGGAGTACTGCTCCGACAACATCCTGCGCAACGACTGGGCAGAGAAGATGGCCAAGGAGCTGAAGGCCGGGCGAGCGTGGGTGGCACACGCCGCCTTCTACATCGTGGACAGTAAGACCGGGCAGACGCACCTCTTCAGCGGGCGCGGCCAGTCCAATGTCGGGCGCTGCACCTCGAGGAAGCTGGTGGAAGCCTGCCAAAAGCACCGAGGCCACTGCTACGAGTACGAGCTGATGAGCGGCCTCGATGCCTGCTTCCGCACCAACATCAGCCGCTGCACCGACCAGCTCACCTTCCTGCTCAAGAGCGAGACGCCGATGATTGTGGACATCAAGAGCGAAGTGAACATCAACAGCTTCCGCGGCTTCGCCAACAAGCCCGACCGCTTCCCCCCCACGGAGGTAGTCGGCGACTTTCCCGAACTTTCCCAACTGAAACCCTTTAACTTTTAAGACATGGCAACCACCGGAAAAATCCGCTCCAACGCGATCGGTATCTTCATCTCCAACGAAAGCGCCGACAGCGGCACCTTCAGCGGCAACACGTACGGCAACAACACCTCCGAGAACGACACCTGGGAGATTGTGGCCTGCGCTACCTCCGGCACCTTCAGCGGTTCTATGGAGGTCATCGACGCCACGACCAAAGACAACGACGGCGAGCGCGAAATCCTGACATCTTCGCTGTCGTGGACCATGAGCGCCGACGGCCTCGTGGAGTACGGCTTGAGCAGTTCCGTCCGCAGCGGGGCCGACCTCTTTACCCTGTGGAAAGCCAAGACCAAGGTGAAGGTCGCATGGACCACCGGCCTTGACGGCGACCTCATGTACTGGGGCAAGGCGTACATCACCAGCTACGAAGAAACGGCTGGGTTGAACGAAGTAGCCTCTTTCTCTGTTAACTTTGAAGGCGACGGCACGATTTACAAGGCCATCCTCGACACTTCAAAGGCTGTATTTAACCTCAACACATAATGGCTAACAAGCTCCAAGGCAAGTTCTCGCTGCAACTGACGGACGACCTGACAGTGGACGTCTGTCTCAACCTCTACGCACTTAACCTCTTCCTCGAAGAGGAAGGCGCACAGCTGGACCAGTTGCAAGAACTCTTGGAGCAGAAAGCCCTGGCAAACCTCCCGAAGCTGGTATGGGCGGGAGTCAGGACACAGGCCATCCTTACCGACCGAGAGCTGCCGTTGAACTTCCCCAAGTTCGCGGCGCTCTTCGGTTCGGTCAGCTGGGACGACGTGAGCAGGGACGTGCTCACCGCTTTGCAGCTGGACACAAAAAAAAAGTAAGCGGAGAGAGCGGCAAGGGTGAGCCGTTCGACATGAGGTCCTTGTACGTCGCTTGGCTTGAGCGCGGCAAGGACCCTTCTATTTTCTGGAGCAGTACCTTCGGAGAGGTAATGATTATTCTGCGCTCCTATGAATTCAGAGACG